CTCCAACTTGTACGGGGCTGCTACGGCTAACTGTATCATTCAGGCCAAGTTGTCCTGCACTATTTAGCCCCCAAGCCCATAGTGTTCCGTCTGTTTTTGTGCTAAGAGTAAATGTACTTTTGGTTTTTACTTCAGACCAAGATGCCCCAGCAACCTGAACAGGACTAGAACGGTTAACCGTATCCTCAAGACCAAGCTGTCCACTGTTGTTTAACCCCCAAACATACAATTCCAACGCCAACGGAGTAACCGAATTACTTGCCGCGCTAGACACACCAAGACCAAACGAGTTAACAGCCGCCACCGTAACCGTGTATGCATCCCCTGTCGTCAATCCAGAGATCGTAACCGGAGACGAGGAGCCTGTGCCGCTGATGGTCGTGCCGTCTGATGTCTTCTTCGCCGTAGCAACGTAACCTGTAATAGCAGAGCCGCCCACGTTAGAAGGCGCAGTAAAGGTCACCGAGACAGACGTAGCCGAAGCAACACTCGCCGTGCCAATCGTAGGCGCGTTGGGCACTTCCAGCGGGTCATAGCCAGCACTTATAAAGCCATTAGGTCGGCGTAAAGACATGGGATACCCCTATCAGCTTGATATTTCTTCCCACGAGATCGTAACAACGATGTCATTCGCTGCGCTGGCCGTAGCACCAATAGACCTGTCTTCCAAGAGATAGAATGTTGTGGTCTTGTCTGTGATGATCAGCGTTGCGTCAGCAGGGACAGAGATCGTTGAAGCAATCGCAGTGCCCGTACCGCCCAGATCGTCCTGAGAGAAGATGCTGATCGTGATATCACAGGCAGATGAGCCGTCTACGTTCGCAGCAACAATCGAGTTGATCTTGTAGACCTTGCCGCTGGATGCCGCGTTGTTAACAAGCGCAGTCGCAAACGGGTTAGCCGTTGAGCTGATCAGTGTGGTACTGGTGTTGCCCAGTATCGTTGTGACGTTAACTATGTTGGGGTTAGCCACGTTCTATCTCCTTACAAACCAAAAATTAGCGAGAAAGCGATGGCCTGACCTTTAGTCGCACCCGTCGCTGCTGGAGTTGCCCAAGTGGGAGCACCGCCTGTTGTTGCTGTTAGAACCTGACCAGTGGTGCCTGCTGCTGTAGCTACAGGAACAGCCCCCGCACCGCCGCCATACACAATACCATACTGCGTAAGCGCAGCCGATGACGCCAATACCCCTGATGCTGTGTACGCAAGGACGCCGCCAGAAGTGCCTGAAGCTAAGTTTGTACCGCCGTTGGCAACAGGGAGAATACCCGTAACACCCGTAGCCAAACTTACCGTGGGGTTAGCCAGCGTAACTGCCGCACCGCCGCCAGCGCCGTCCGTTACTATCATCGCCTTCGTGCCAGTCGCAATGGTTACCGTAGCACCTGAGCCCTGAGCAATCGTTATCGACTGACTGCCGCTCGTAGCGTTCTCAATGATCCAGACCTTGGACACCGTGTTCGGCGCCAGTGTCACGGTGCGCGTTACAGTCAAGGACACCGCAGAAGTAATCTTCAGGTACAGCGAGCGAGTGCCGTCAGCCGACGCATCCGGCATCGTGAATGTTTCGTTAGCGTCCGCCGCCATCTGCTTAGTGCCAAGGCTAAACGCGTCAGCGATCAGGGCGAGGTTGGTGTTGGTGCTGGTGCCCCATGTGCCTGACTCGTCGCCCGTGGCGATTTCCTTTAGTCGTAGATCATTTGAATAACTTGCCATGTCAGCTCCTACGCAGCGTCGTCTACTTCAATCCAATTCGGGGTTTGAACATCATTTACTTCATTCCAATTCGGTGTCTGCGCATCGTTTACGACACTCCAGCCGATTGTTCTCACGTTGCCCACCGCGCCAGCTCCAGCAACGCCGGTTGGTATAACTACGTCATCAACCGATATGACTACACTGCCTACATTGCCGGCGCCGGTCACACCCGTGACCGATTTTCTAACAAGCGATACTACACTGCCTACCGCGCCCGTTCCAGATACGCTTGCGGCAACAATGTCTGTATCGTAAACCGGAGTTGCAATACCGACAGCGCCTGAGCCCTGCACCCCTATTAACCGGGGCGCAACAATGTCTACAACGTCTCCAACGGAGCCTGTGCCTCCAACGCCGGACACGGCAAACGAAACCCGAGCAACTGCAGTGCCTATTGCGCCTGTGCCTTGAACGCCAACAGGTACAACAATGGCGGCTATGAATATGCCTACCGTGCCTACTGCGCCTGTGCCTTGCACTCCCACAGGGATGACAATGTCATCAACCTGTACTTCAAAGCCGCCGATTTCACCAACGCCTTGAACCCCAGACACGCCGTAAGCAATCTTTGGTCTTACTGTTCCAACGGCACCTGAACCTTCAACCCCAACAGGGACAACGGAGTCATTTACCGAGACTGATACCGTCCCAACATTCCCGGAACCAGCAACGCCCGCTGCAACCACCGTGGTGTTATAAGCTGGTGTAACTGTGCCTACTGCGCCCGTACCCGCGACGCCGTCAACTTCGTAAGCAGGGGCTATGCCCCCGAAGCCGTTAATGCCCCAAGCGCCTTCACCATAACCCTTAGTGTAGGTAGTGGCGCTCATGACTCACCTCACGCTATGCGAATAATTGCGGTAGCGGCTGCAGCAGTAGGCATTTGAATCTGAAAATCACCGGAACTTACTGTCTGGTCACCACCAAAACTCAACACCGCACACGCAGGATCGCCCGCAGCGGTATCGTTGTAAATCAACGCGCCACTGGTCGTAAACGTAGCCGCACTCCACGTAGTGTCCGCAAAGTCACAGACTGCCGTGGTGCCATCTGCCACCGGAGTGACGGAGACCAAGGTGTTGCCGCCCGTGGTGTAACCACTACCACTTCCAAGCTCGTCTGAACCAAGGTTACCGTAAGCGGTGGTCGCAGCGCCAAAGGTGCCAGAGCCTGCAGCAGCGGCCTTGAGCAGAGCAATCTTAAAGGTGTTACCTGTAGACGCAGTGAAGTTGTGTACGCCACGCAGAATTTCAACTTTGAAGCTGGTGGGCATTGCGGTTGTTATGCTAATAGGCATGTTAACTCTCCAGTAATTTTACAAGTTCCGGATGCCCAGCGGCGCGGAATCTATTTGCTAACGTGGTGTGGTTGGACCGCACCGCTTGTCTCATGTAATGCACCAGCACCCCACGAATATCGTTTTTAAAGGCTTCGGCCTGATCGCGGATGACTGGGTGGCAGTTGCCACCCACCGACACAATCTTGTTTAGCGCCTGCTCTGCCAGTTCTTCAGGCGTAAAGCCCCGTCCGGACACCAGCGCCGCCTTGATCTCGCCTATTTCTCCACCACCAACTGAGCTAAACATCGTTATGGTCCCGGTGAATCTGATCGAATGGGTATGCGGATCATGCCGTCTCGGAACTCGTCACGACGTCGGCGACCCTGCTGCTCAATGCCCAAGCCCTGTATTGCCTGCTTGTAGCTGTTATCAAAGTACGCAAGCATCTCAGCCGGACCCTTGGTGTAACTGTATGCCTGAATCAGGCATGCGTACAGCAGCGCCTCGGGGGCGTTGGTGCTGATCCACGTTGTTGGGTTGGCAGACGACAGCTGTGTGGGGCGGTAGATGTACCCAATTTCCACGACGTAATTAGAATTGGGCGTTGGCGCAATGTTAAACGTATCCTGATCCCACACCGCATAGTACTTCGGCACACCCGTCAAAGAGGGGTTCGGCCAAAACTCACGCATGAAGGAAGTGTCGCGAAAATCCAAATAGACCTTGTCCGTGCCAACAGTAATGAACATGTAGCGATGCGTCAGAATATCCGTTGGCGACGTCAGGAATCGATTGCCGGAGGTCATGGAGCCTATTGACTCTTTTTTGTACACATCAAGATCAATGTCCCGAAGAATACGGTTCTCGGCCATCGTGATAAACGTGTTAATAACCGCGTTGGTGAACACGTTCGCGTCCACCTCAGTGTAGTTCCTAATGTTCGTGACCAGCTCGTCGTATGTCATATCAGGTTATCACTATCGTCACTTTGCCAATGGATCCAACACCCTGAACCGCAACCTGCTGCGGGAACGGCTGCATGTTTGTGCCGCCATTTGCGCTGCCGATACTCTGGAAGGCCGCGTCACCCGGCAAGCCAAGGTAAATCACCTGCGGCTCCACCCTGTCAGGGCGCGGATCTCGCAGCGCAATTGCATCGCCAGTATACCGCAACGGCTGCAATTGTGGCTCTTTTGGCTC